AACATAATTTGTATAAGGGTAATCTAATTTTTTCAGGGTTTTATCGAAGCTAGTCCATGCAAGCTCGCCGAATGACATGCTCGGAAGGGCGTTGTGTTTGTCCCATACAATCCAGCCGCGGCTTGCTGGAAGTCGGGGTGAGCCTGCTGGATAGACGCCCAGTACATAGCTTCCTGCGATTGAGCAGTTACCTGCTGAATCGGCGCCAAGTGCTGTTGTACCTGCGAGAGAATCTGTCGTTCCTGATTGGCGAGGGCTGCTTTAACGCTGGCCGCAATCAGTGGTTGTACAGCGGACGCCACTTCGCCCCACTCGGCGTTCATCAGCGCGATGGCCGCCTTCTGCTGTTCGTCGAGGAAATCTTCGGCAGCAAACTCTTTTGGCGCCGCGGGGGCGGCTGGAGCTGGAGCGGCTGCTTGCTGACTGCGCGCCTGCGCTTCTACAATCGCGTCGGCCAGCGTCTGCGTGTTGATAGGCTGTTGCGGAGCAAGTGGCGCCGGAGCTTCGTCAGCCAGCAACACACCAGCTTCGTCCGCAGGAATATCATCGGTCGGCTCGTCGCCCGCGTCAGCTACCGGTTCTACCGGATCAGCTGGAGTTTCTTGGGCGATCTCGTCTACTGGCGCAGGCGTCAGGTCGGTATCAGGCTGTTCGATTGGCTCGCCAATTGCGTCAGCAAAGGCGGAATCGAAATCGGATTCAGTGCTCATAGGTGCTAATTACCTTCGTCTGTGGTTTTTGTCAAGCGTTATGGCGCAGCTTTTGCATCTGCGCTCAGTTCGGTCAGCAGTTTCTTGTACGCGCGGGCCTCGCCCTGGAACCGGCGAAGCTCAATCTCGGCGTCAACTTTGGACGTAGCTTCCAGCGCCCTAGCCATATAGCTGCTCAGCAGGCTGCTCAGTAGTTCCTTGATCTGCGGCTGGCTTATCAGCAGTCTGCGCAGCGTTTGCGCCGGTGGTGAGGCGTCGTAGCTCATCTATGTTTGCTCCTTTCTCGATAGCGTCCAGCAGGGCTTTAGTCACAGCTACGTCGGCCATGTCCATGTTCTTCTGGGCTTGCGATACATCCTTGACCGACTCGGTTTGCGCAGTGCGCAAGTTAGCCTGGAACTGCGCGTCAGCCTGCTGTTCGGCCTTCTGCGCTTGTGCTGCGGCTGCATCTTTGCGGCGCTTGACTTCTTCCGGCGCGGCCATGAGTTTCTCCAGCGGGAGGTCGCGGGCCGACAGCCGCTCCTTGAGCAGTTCTTCTTCGTTGATGTACAGCCGTTCTTCTGGGGTCAGCGTGCGCGCCAGGTTGTCCAGCGTGTACGCACGGACTTCCTTCGCCATCAGGCTGCTGGCGCCCTTCGGTAGTGGGCGCAGATCACCGCGCAGCGACTCCCGTTGCTCGTGATAGACCAGGTTCCACTGCACCAGGGAGCCGATAACACTCGTGGTGAATTTGTCGAAGCTGCGTACGATGTCCTTGAACGGCAGTGCTGCTGCGCCCATCGCCATCGACATATTGCCCTGCGTGCGCAGTGCTTCAGACGGCACGTTCTCCATGTCGCCGCCGGTCATCGGGTTGATGAACGTCTCGACATCTGCAAATCCGCGCATCAGCTCGATCGCTTGCAGCAGTTCAGGGATGTGGCTGTCGAAGCTGATATTCTGCACGGCACGCGAACCGTTCGGGCTGGCGTTGTCTTTCACCCACGCCTTGAACGGCGTCACCGTGTTCGGGTTGACGCTCGACGCGAGCTGGTCAATATCGACCTCGATGTTCGGGCCACACACGGATGAGGCGTTGTCCACGAGCATCCGGGTGAATGACGACACGCCCATCTGGCTGTCACGCATGATCGCCGGCAGCCCGCTGCCCATCAGATTTACTTCGTCTTCCTCGAAGACGAACTGGTGGTACATGGCCGAGTTCGTCTCATACGGGCTCTTGGCCACCTTGATGACTGTATCGTCCAGCATCCACACGCAAGCGATGGCGTTCTTCGCCAGCTCGGAGTCCGGCACTTGAACCCCCGCTGCGCGCAGGTCGTGCCCGCTCACGCTGCCCCAGTATTCGATCAGTTCAAACTTGCTGCTCTCCTGCGGCTGGCGCTGGCGCTGCTCGTCGGACAGCCGATCCAGCTCCTGCTCGAAGTTCTTCTTCATGTAGTTGCCGGTCGGATGAACGCGCAGGTACTCGCTGATCGCCTCACCCATGAAGTCTTCGCGATCAACCAGCTGCGAGACGTTGTACCGCGAGTAGATATGCCGCTCGAACTGTCCGTCCATCTGCCCGAACGCCTTGGCGGACAAGTCCGGGTAGTAGTCGAACGTGTTGACGAACTCGAAGTACGGGCGGTACATGGGCGCGCTGATAACCTGCGGCACACCCGCTGAATCCACAACGATGACCGACCCCACTTGTTCGATCGTCATCGGCCCCTTGAGCACGCCGCAGCCATACAGCGACCCGGCAAACAGCACCTTGCGTACTAACCCCTGATAGTCGCACGCACCAGCCGCTGCGGAGTCCTTGAGCTGATCGTCGATCACGGTCTCCATCTTGCTCGCGATCTCGTTCGCCGCCACCTTTACAACGCGGTCGATCTCGGCTTGCGTAGCGACCGCTCCCGGGTTAGCAGCGACCCAGGCGTTCAGTATCTCTACCAGCTTGTCTGCGGGCAGCATGGGCTGCGGAGAAGCCTCCACGCCCCAGTTCTTCTCGCCTGCGGGGAATAGCAGTGCATGCAATCTGGCGACCAGACTCAGCACCTTCACGCGCGTCAACCGGGGGTACGCGCGTGACTGGTTGGCCGTAAGCCCGCTCAGAACCGAGGCGTCATACGTGCCGATATACTGCCTGACGTTCTTCAGCCACTGGTCTTCCGCACTTCGGCGGGCCTTGTCGTACTCCGAAAACCGGCTGCGCAGCATGGCCCCGAGCTTGCTCAGGCGTTCTTTATCCAGCGGCAGTGCTTCGGCTTCAGCCATGATCAAGCCCTAGTAGACGTATGTGTTTCGTGACTGTACAGCATGGTGCGCGTGTTTTCTAGCCCGTGCTTCGCGCGCCGAGCCGTCAACAAACGACATAATTCCGTACTGAGTTGCGTCCGCTAAATGCGAATGATTATTCTTATCAGGCGAATCCGCCGTTGCACCCTTCGTGTTGATGGCGAACTTGTAGCCGGCGATGAACCCGTTGATGAGGTTCTTGCAGCGCGGGTCGATCAGCAGCGCTGGCCCGGCCTCCGTCAGCCGGGTAAGAAACCCCTCAACTGCGCCGAGCCGCGCCGCCAATGTGTTGCTGCTCGCTGGTACGACTTTCACGCCGAGTTCGCGCTCGACCACGCTGGCGACCGTTTTCTCGTCGGTCTGCGCACGCTGTTTGGTCGCCGGGTCTGCGGCCACCATCAGGCGGCAACCGGGGAACCGGCGTGCCAGCAACGGCTTGACCTTCTCGCGACAGAACCGTTCAGCACCCATGTTTTCTGACACCAGCTCGTCCAGCACCAGCACGCGCCCGAAAGCGTCCTGCTGCATGAACACGGCGGCTGGTGTAAGCCCGGCGTCGAACCCCATCACCAGCGGCAGATGCGGGTTGTACTTCAGCTCCTGCTCCGCGACGTGCAGGGCGCGCTTGAACATTTTGTACACAGGCTTGCCTCGCTGACTGTAGCCCCACTGGACTTCGATGAACTGTCGTACCCATGCTTCTGACTTGCCGACCGCGAGCTTGTGGTAATACTCGTTGCTGTCCTTCTTGTATGGCGGCAGGTTTTCGAGGTTCTCGGCATCCGGGCTGAACCCGCTCGGTTGTTCAAAGAAGTTGAGCGCGGCGTCCTGCGCGTCTGTCCCGCCTTCTTCCTCTGGCCACTCCTCGTACAGCCATGGGTGCCACCACATGTCCTGCGATCCGGCGTTCGACGCACCCCATATCCCTGACCACGAGCAGCCGCCCAGCAGTGACGACGGATACCGGCCGCAGCGCGACTGCACGGCGTCCACGATCTCCCGCGGGATTTCCACAAACTCGTCGAGCATGGCGCCCGTGATTTCCAGAGACAACACGTTCGATACGTCTGCCGCGGTATCGAGCGGGCGGAACAGAATCTCGCAGTACACATCGTCGAAACGGAAGATGAACGTCTTCTGCGTGGCGTGCCATTCGCCCGCGATGCCGGGCGGGAACCACTGAAAAAAGGACTTCAGCGTGGTGTCGAACAGCTGCCTGTTGGTCGATCGCACCACTACGAACCGCGTATAGCGAATACCGTCCACTGTATTGCGGCGCTGCCGCTTGGCGTGATAGAGGATTCCGTGAACTTCGGGCGAGATGTTCATAGAAGATCCTTTAGGGCCACGCCAGCCGATCCGACGTGGCCCATAAAAGTTGGTTACCCGTCCCCGTACCCGGACCCGTCCCCGTCCCCGTACCCGTCCCCGTCCCCGTACCCGTACCCGTACCCGGACCCGTCCCCGTACCCGTACCCGGACCCGGACCCGGACCCGTACCCG